GTCGCTCAAGGGTCCGTTGGTCTGCACGGTGACGTCTTCCCCAATCGCAGCGGCATTGAGCGCCACGCCCGCGATCTCGGTTCCGTCCAGCGATTGCGTCGGATCGGCGAGAAAGATGACTCCAGCAACAGCCTTGACGGCGCGATGCGCAAAAATCTGCTCGCCGGCCGGCATGACAATAGTCGGCACAACTCCCGTGCCAGAATCGCCCTTCGGACCTTGCGGTCCAACCGGGCCACGAATTCCAGCAGCCTCGATCGCAACCTCGTCGTCCTCACGCTCGACAACGATCTCGTTGACAGTCAGCTCAACGACAACCTCATTGCTCACGGCGTGCGATCCGGAAGCGCGACGAGCGACCCTTGCACAAAGGGCGTGACCGCATTCGGGCTGACCGAATCGTCGTACAACTCGATATACAAACTGAGTTCGCGCCGCACATTCGATGGGGACAGCTGAGGCGTAACATCAGAGCCGACGCTGATCTTTACGCGGCCCTCGCCTGTCGGGATTGACAGCGTCGCCGGGCTGGCAGTGCTGCTCAGAGCGAGCACAACATTTCCAGCATCATCCGTGATCGTGCCACGCGCTTTCAGGTCGTCGATGACGATAGGCGTCTGCGTGGTCTTGTCGCGGTATAAAAACGACTGGTCCCACGTCGTACCGCAACGTACGTATAGCGGCACAGTGATGTTTCTTGCGCAGCTCATCAGCAGCCATCCTTGATGATGCAAACCACGATCGATTCGTCTTTGTCGGCAATCGCATCCACCGTGAGCACGCGAGTTCCGACCGTGAACTTGTCGCCACGCGCCGGCACCGCGCCGATTTCCGCAAGCCGCGCGGTCACCGTCGTTTTGTCGTCCAATACTCGCGATTGGTCGCCGATCAACTGCACGCCGTCATCGACCATGACCGTGCACGGCGTTGAAGTGATCCCGCTGATGAAGGTCGCCGCGTCGGCGATGCCGGCCGACTTGAACGTGGCGACGATGCGCGCGTCGAGCGCGGCGAATGCTGGGTTGCTCACTTGCCTAGGTATCCGACCAGCTTGCGCTGCAGATCGCGGCCGATTTCAACCTGCTCTTTCAGAAGGTCGCGAATCTCGGTAAGAACGGGCAGCGTCAGATCTTCGCGAACTTCAAGCGCAGCGAACGGCGCGGCCGATTGCTCGGCCGGCCGCTTGTTTTTCCAAATACCCACGGCTTACGTCAGCTTCGCGCGCTGGAGCATCAGCGGTTTCGTGCAGACGTAGAGCGGATACGAACGCACATCGATCTCGACGTATTCGTTGCGATCATCGTCCGGGATCAGGCGAGCATATTCCGGCTGGCCCAGCGTATTCACCCAATCGAACGACTCGCCCGGTGACAGCGCACGCTTGAAAACGCCGGGTGCATTGACCGGGAAGAACTTGCACTTGTCGGTGGGCACCGTGACTGTCGTGTTGTCGTCGGTGCCCTGATAGTTGACGAAGGTGATGCCGCCATACCGGAACTGCTGGTAAGCGGTGCCGGTGCGCAGATCCGCCGCAGCCACTTGGTTGAGGTAGGTCGCACGCACTTCGGTATTCGCGATCAGCGCATCCCAGAAAGTGTCGCTGCACAGACCCATCGCGTAGGTGCGCCCGTTGATCCACGCACCCTTCGCCGCACGGACCATTGCGCGGACCACGCCATCGCACGCCGTGCGGACGCCGGCGCCGCTGGTCGCATCGAGGTTGAAGTCGATCTCTGCGGCCTGCGAAACATTGAACCCGCTTGCCGAGAAGTAGTCGATGATCGTGCTGCCATCGGCGTCCTTGACGACGCCCATGATCGCGCCGAGGCGCATGTTCTCATGCGTCAACGCAATATCGTTGCGCAGCGCAAGCATGCGGCGCATTACTTCATCCTGTACCTGCATCAGCTCCGATTCGGAACCGAAGGCGCGGATGTTCTGGATTTCGGACGCCATCACGCGATCGTGATTGGCAATGCGCACGGTCGGGAAGTAGCGAAGATCGCGCTTGTCGTTCGTGCGCGTCTTCGGCGGCGCACCGCGTTTCGTGGTCTGCACGAGGTTGAGCGTGTTGTCGCGCTTTTCCACGGCGAAATATTCCGTGCGAACCGGTTCGTCCTCAAAAATCTTGAGGTCACCGAGGAAGCTCGGAAGGGAGGGAACATTGTTGAGCGCTTGCGTCAAACTGAAAGTGTTGAACGCGTCGCCACGGAAGACGTCCATCGAAGCCATTGCTGTGTCTCCAGAGAAGTGAGGGATGTCGCCTCGCGGCGAACTGGTAAAAAAGCGAGCGCCTGAAACGACAACGCCCCCTTTCGGGGGCGCTGGTGAGAATCAGGGTGAAGCTGGGTTAGCGAAGGATGATGCGCAGGGCTGCGAGTTGTGCAGTTGCGGTTGCTTGCTGACCGGCAGTGATACCGGACGGCCACGTCAGTGCAGCGGAATTCACTTCAGCCGTACGGGTAATCGCTGCCGCAGGTGTATCGGCCGCCGACGCATCGCAGTAATCCCACAGGATGCCTGCGGCGACCTCGCTGCCGTCCGTTGCGGTCGGTGCAAGCTGCACATACTTGGTCGCGCTGACGGCAACGGTGACCAGGAACTTGTCGCCCACGACGAAGTCGGTCGCGTCTGCGATCGTGAAGCTCAGGCCGCCGCCGGTGAAGACAGCGCCGACGAGGCCGGTACCGACCATATTGCCGGCCGGGTCGAATACCTCGAAGTTGCCCTTGTCGGTCACGGCCTGCACGAACACGACGCGATAAATGCCGGCCTGCGCGCCGTCGGCAACCGTGATCGCGCCCATTGCGCCGGTGCCGGTATTGCCAGCGTGGGTTTCGGTCGCCGTCCCGGTGACGATCTTGCCGAGCACAGTGCCGGCATTGATCGCCGCCTGGCCGGATTTCATGGTGATGGCGTCGGCGGAAATATAGCCGGCGTCGAAATTGCCCGACAGCATGAAGCCACCGGCGTGGAGAGTTTCAGCGAGACTCATTGGATTTCTCCGAATTGTGAGGGGGTGGTTTTTGCTACGGGGGTTATGCCGCTTTCTTGCCGCCGTACTTGGCCGCGATCTTGTCCCAGCCGGACTTTGCTTCGGCAGCTGCAGCGGCGTCGGCAGGCGCATTCGCGTGCGGCGCGCCCTTTGAATCCTTGCGGATCGCGCCGAGCGTGATGCCACGATCCTTCGCTGCCTTCATCTGCGCGAGCGCGAACTGCTCCGGCGTGTGACCGGCTTCGATCGCAGCCTTGTGCTCGGTCTCGAAACCGGGTTCGGCGATCTCGGCCAGCGCCGTCAGGCGCGCGCGCTCGGCCTTCTGTGCGTCGGCGACAAGCGTCTTGTTCGCCTCGCCCATCGAAGCCTTTGCCTCGGTCAGACCGGCGGCGTGACCTTCGGCGCGAGCCGCAGCGAGTGCGGCGGAGTTGTCGGGCTGCACGATCTCGATCTGGTCCTTGGTGTAACCGGCTTCGATCGCCGTGCGCAGATCGGCCGTGGTGGAAACCTTGACGGTCTTGTCGCTCATTTGAAACCTCCGAATTGACGTGTTTTTGCAAGTGCGGCCGCGCGTGCGATCGTTGATTCGAGCGAGCCAATATGGTCGGCCATACCTGCCTTCACCGCGGCTTCGCCGACCAAGACGCCACCGCGGCCAAAATCTGACTTCACGACGTCCGTCGTCACACCGCGATACTTCGCGACGGACGCGATGAACGTCGATTCGAGTTGATCGACAACAGCCTGGAACTGTGCGCGGCCGGCTTCGGTCGCGACGTTCGGTCGCTTGTTCGGTGCGTTGCTGCTGACGATCTCGTATGTGCGTTTGCCTGTCTTCGCGTCGCGTTCTGTCGTGTCCTCGACCGTGGCAACAACACCAATGGAACCGAGCACGCTTGTGCGATCAACGGTGATTGCGTCAGGCCCAACTGCTGACATCAGCCAATAGCCGGCGCTCGCCGACGTGCCGCCTGCATAGGCGAGAATCGGCTTCGTGTTCTTTGCGACAGCGTCGGCAATGTGCGCTGCGCCTTCGTTGATGCCGCGTGCGTCGCCGCCAGGAGTATCGAAGTTCAGCACTATCGCGTTGACGCTCGGGTCGCTCATCGTCGAAGCGAAGTCGCGCGCGAATACAGCGAGACTTTGAGCCCCACTGATCTCGGTCATCAGGTTCGAATACCGCATAATCGGCCCGACGACAGGAACCACCGCAACGCCGTTCGAGCGTTTCTCCACCGTGCGCGTGCCGTCGAGCGGTGTGCCGCGCTGGGTTGCGAGCGCCTTGCGGTTCTCCCAATCCGCTCGAGCACGAATCAGCACATCAGCGTCGAAATCGCGGTTTGCAATAGCCAGAATCTTTTCGAGCGCCTCCGGCAAAATCAGCCAATGCTGAGCGCATGCGATGTCAAAGGCGTTGATCATTTTGGTCCTTAGTTGCCCGCATCCGGATCAACGTCAGATTCGGACGGATCACTCGGCGGAACTGGCTTCGCGTTCGGGTCCGTTGCCGGCGTGACACGTACCGTTCCGGTCGGGCGCAGTTCCCAAGTGCCGTCCGCCTTGCGCTGATTGATCTCGCGCACCTGCTGGTCGTACACCTGATCGCGAGATTCACCGGTCATTGCCGCGCATTCGATCGACTCATTGCTCACGCCGATCTCGATGCGCTTGGCAGCGGCCTGCGCTTCCTTCAATTCATCCATTGCGCCGCGTGCCGGGCCGATCCAGATCGCGTTCGACCAAGCGCGCCGACGAATCGGGTCGGCATAACCAGGCAGAGCAATGCGGCCGCTCGCAACTTCTTCGTCGAGCCATAGCCCGTAGATCGGCTGCGAGAACTGACCGCCGACACCGGCGCGGTGCACGAGATAGAACCGCCACGCCTGGAGCATGGCCGCGCGCGCCGCGGTATAGCTGCCGGCATACGTCAGCAAAAGCTCATCGCTCGGAATTTCGAGCGCTGCGCCGATCTGTTTCACGACCGCCACGAAGAACGGATCGAATTGTCCGTTCGGTCGTGCAGGATTAGCGAAACTCGCCTTCGTGCCATATGGTGCTTCAACAATCGCACCATTGCCCATCGCGACATTCGTCGCCTGCACCGGCGGCGCAAACGTCGTCGGGTCAGGCGATGTCGTGTCCGGGTTTGCCGTCGGCGTGCCACCAAACGGCGTTGCCTCGCTTCCGTCCAGCGCAAGGATTGGCGGCTGCGTCTGTTCGAGAAATACCGTGAACAGACTGGAGACGACGGCCGCCATCATCTCGTTTTCGGACCACTTCGAAATCTGCCGCAGCGGTTCGAGGATCGGAGCAAGCCACGGAGCACCGCGCACCTGACCGGGGCGATCCTTGTCGCTCCACAAATGCATGACGCGGCGCCGACCTGTCATCTGGCCAAACACCGGAAAGTAATCCCACGTCGCCGGCTGCACCGCAGACATATCGTCGCCGGGGTGATTGCTGCGCACCCAGCAACCGAGCGGCATGCCAAGCCTGCTCAATACGATGCCGTCGTGCAGTTCCGGATCAGCGTCGCTAATCCATGCGTGATTCGCCAGATTGTTCGGATTCTCGATCCGATCCGCTTCGATCAGCTGAACCTTCAAACCGGACACGCCACCCACGCGCTGTTCGAACGGCGTCAGCGCAAAGCAATCGCCGCTCATCAAAGCCGAAAGAAGTGCAAGGCTCTGCAAACCATAGAAATCCAGCGTCGCCTCAGCATCACACTCAAGTGGATCCTCAGCCCAGCGTGCCCATGACGTGCGCAGCTGCGCGTTGATCGCTTCCGCTTCGTCAGGCGTGAGACCGAGCGTCTGATAATCGATCGCCGGTCGGCACATGAGGCCAGTACCGACGATGTTCGTACGTGCGCGCGTCAGCGCCGCGCGGGCGAGTGGATGATTCCGAAACGCATCGCGCGAGCGAGCGCGCAGCGTGCGCGATTCGCCTGCATGTAGATCACTCTTCCCGCTGCCGATCGTTGCCCACCACGACGCAAGGCTGCGCACGACCTGAGAGGCGCCGAGCCACCGCGTGTTGAAGCGCGGCGAGGAATTCGGCGGCAATGAATCAGCCGTGATCTCCGCGACCGGCTTATCGAGTGTGCCTATGCCGCGAATGCGATCGAACAAACTCATCGCGGCGTCACGTAGGTCACGCCGAGTCGACCTCCGCCAGCAGATATCCGCGCTTCCTGCGCTGCGAGAGCCATGTAGGTCTTTTCGTCCGCGCACAGGGCGGCATAGTCGGCCATCGTGACCTGACGATCTTTGTACCGAACATTCTGGCCGCCGCCGCGCACAGCTACCTTCGCAGCTCGGATTGCCGCGAGTTCGTCAGCATAGATGCCCATCAGTAAATGCTCACTCCAGATGATCGAACGACAGGCCGCTGAGGTGCGCGAATGACTGGCGCCTGTGCTGGCGCATCGAGCGGCAGCAGATCGCGCACACCGTTCGCATGCGCCAGAAACGCCTGCATTGCTTCGCAGTCCAGAAAATCGTGTTGCTTGTTGCCGCCAATCCAGATCGTGCGACCTGACGCCAAGCGCAATTGCTGCTCAGCAACCAATTGGCGGCAATACTCGGCGGCGTAATCCCACTCGCCTTCGGGGATATGGAACGCGCCAATTTCATCTTGCGGACGGTTCAGCCGACCGTGCACCCATGCCTTGAAGTGCTTGTCGGCGATCGTCCACAACGCGACCTTCGCGATCGTCTTGCTGCCGACGCGCGAGAACTCGATCTCGTTCTTGTTGAAAATCTTGCGCGGCGAGTCCATGCCCTTGATGGCAAACGCATTGGCGCCGTGCTTGAAGCACCAGTCGTAAACGACGTCGGTGCGAAAGCCCGAGTCGACGCCGACCACGTGAACCGGTATGCCGTTGTAGATGCGCATGCACAGCTTTTCGAGGCGGTCCCAGACGTCTCGCTGATCGGTTTCGCCGGCCCCGTACAACTCGCCGCATTCGATCAGCCATGTCTCGAAGCCGTAACCCCAACCGCGCACAACGAACGGCAAGCGATCCTTCTGCACGTCAACCGTGACGAAGATGCGCTGCACGCCCTTCGGCGCCGTGCCGTATGGATAAGGCGCTCCAAGCGACTCGCGCAGATCCTCCGGCTTCGCCGCATCGCCCTTGAGCGCATACAACTCACCGAAACCGGTGTTGATGATCGCGCGCACGCGCTCCTGGTCACCGCTGCGCACCGCGCGCACGTAAGACGCAGCACGTTGGCCGTATGTAAGCCACGGCGAGCACAGACCGGAAACCCAGAAGCTATAAACCTCCGTTTCCTCGAGCTGACCGACGACATCACCGTTGCCATCACCGGTCTGCAGTTCGCTGTTCGTCGGCGAACCCGGCCTGTTCGGGTCGTACCCGACCACGCTCTGGCCGGGCGCGAGAAACGTCGCGCCTGCATTCATCCGGTGCTTCGACTTCTCGTCGTGCAACGTGCCGCAGTTGGGGCACACCAGTCGCGCGGTCTTTCCTGCGTCGCGCGGCGTCGCCTTCTCGGACCATTTCAACAGCTTGAACCGCGGCACGAAGAACTGACCGCAGTCCGGGCAAGGCATTGCCCACTCGTGCCGCGTGCCTTCCTGCCACAGCTGCCAAATCTGTGACTGAACGTCTTCCGGCTTCGCCACCTTCCAGTGCTCAATGCCGGTGTCCGGATGCTTCTCGGTTTCCACGGTGCCTGCCGTTGGACTCGAAGCGCCGATCAGGCGCCCATCCGGGAACGTTGCGATGCGCGCCTCGGCGATGAATACTGGGTTGCCCTCGCCCTTGATCGCCTTCATGCGATCGATCTCGTCGAGCAATACCGTGTGAATCGGCTCCGACGCCAGCTCGGTCGGCGAACCAGCCCACGCCATGCGCAGCGAGATGTCGCCAATCTCCTTGATCAACTTGCTCCGGCGCCCGGCCTTCGTCTTGGACCGCAGCGAAGCGCACTCGCGGATCATCTTCGCAATGCGCGGCTCGATCACGCTCGATACGTTCGACTTCGTCGGGCCGACGTACAGCATCGGCGCCGGATCGGTGTCGAACTTATGCCCGATGATGTTCAACAGGCCTTCGGTCTTGGAAACCTGCGAACCTTCCGCCGCCCAAATCCTGCGCACCTTCGGATTGACCGCGGCGCGCATGATCGCGATCGACCACGGTGCGCGGGTCGCATCGAACGGCCCTGGCTCGGCACTACCCTTCGGTAATTTCCTACTGTCCTTCGCCCATCGGTCCGGCGTCGTCGCTTTCGGCGCTGCGGTTGTTGGCGCCCACTTGAGCAGGCTCAGCTCGGAGAGCTGCGAGCGCTCCCGCCAAGCCCACCATGTGGCTGGCAACTGCATTGCGTACCCCGTTGCATTCTTCGATCATGCGGGCGCGAACCAGCGCCGGCTCGTTGATGCCAGCGAGCACGCCGGCGACCCGACCAGGAAGCGCAGACATTTGCTGTGCAATCTCGCCGGCCACGTGACCGATGACGGCGTCATGCGCCTCGGCCTTGATGTAATCACCCTGGCGCACCAGGTTTTCGAACTCCGCCTTCTCGGCCTGAGCGATGCGCAGGCGGTCGCTGGCAGATTGATCTGAGTCGTTTCTGTGAATCAGCCAGTCGATCGCTTCGGCCGAGTCAATCTCGTGTGCCGTGCCGTTCTCGCCACGTATACGCACTGGCATGTCGGCAGCGATCAGCTTGGAAACGTAAGCCGGCGATTTCCCAATGATTTCAGCGAACTGGGCGGCACTGACAATCGACACTATGCGGCAACCCTTTACAAACTATTTCGGATCAAACAGTTACGATAAATGCGCCCGTCTTGACCCGCTATTCGCTCGAGTCTGCAGAAAGGACCCGCGATTGCCGATGAAAAAAATTCATGCGCATCACTGAATCGCCTTGGCTGCCCTGGCTGCGTTGATGCAGTTCACGCACGCTTGACGATATTGGTCGCATTGCGCGTGCTCCACGTCGTGAGCATCGAACAGCGCGCTCAGTCGGTCGCCGTCCCGGTCGCCATCCCATGCGGTGAGTGAGTCGCACTGCTGGAAGCACAGCTGGTCGCAGTGAACGTCAATCGGCTTCGTGGGATTTGTCGTGTTGCATCCGGTGATTGCGCTGGCTATTGCGACCAGCGCGGCCATTCCAACACTCCAAACCACAGGGCTTTCGAATCTCATGGTTTGAGCTTGCGCGTGTACGCGTATGGCGTGCAGTCTGCTGGCTTGGTCTTGTCGCCGTAGACTTGCAGGTATCCTGGCAATTGCTGAACCAGCGCAGCCACATCAGCGTGCAGTTTGTCGTTCGCTGCGGTCGAAACCTTATCGGCTCTCGCTTGCGCAGCGGCGTTCGCTTTCGCGTCCTCGGCTTTGGCCTCGTCGTATCCGACGTTGCGCTCATGCACAACCGCCCAGAACGCGAATATCGCAATGCCGAGAATGCACGCGGCGTGGAATAGCTGCGTCGGCGAATGGCCGCGTATCCACGTCCATAGCATCGGCAGAATGCTGAGCATAGCTAATCCTGAAACTGCTCTTGTACCGAGACTACGCATGGCGTGATCTGGCAGCCCGTGAAGACGCTGTTGACCGCAATGCCAGGCGCCATGTTCAACCAATACTGCTTGCCTGGGTCGAGCACGCAGCCCACATTGGCACGGCCATTGGACGATGTGGTGAGGTTTGGATTGTGGCCAGCCGCACAGATCACGGTGGATCCGTTCTTGCGGCCATTGTTGAACAAGCCGGGCACGGTGCTGATCGAGAAGACGGCGTTGTTATCCGGCATGTACGTCGAGTTGACGAAGAACGATGTCGAATGACCTGGCGATGGGGTAAACGGAATCGATAGAGCCTGGTGCGTCTGAAGTTTGAATATCTCGTCGTCGGAGGCGTGATCCTTGCCCGGCCAAGGTCCGAACACATTGGCGAACGAGTACGGGCCGCTTACGGACGGACACGATCCTGATGCCAATGGGTTACAGGCTCCGTCATGCCGAACGAATGAACCGGAACAGATCAACGTTACCCCGGGAAGGTCAGTCTTCGCGCCTGCGATGCACGTACTGCTGCTGATAGGTGGCGGAGGCAACGGAGTACTCGGGCATTGCGCAGTCGCGCTCGTCGGCGGAGTGTTCAATGCGATGCTGGTCGCGCTGCAGGGAAGCTGGACCGTCACAGGCGCGGCATTGCTCAGTTCGCAGGTAACGAGCAGGCAAAGCAGTGCCGTCGCGCAGTAAAGCGCGATGCGAGATATTTTCATGTGGTTTACCTACGAAATAGATAGAACGACAAGCCGGACCAGTAATTCGATCACGGCAACACCGAAGCCTAGGCCCATGAGCATCAGGCCAATGGCTTCGCCTGGACCGCGCACGTCGGCGCTACTATTTTGCTCGCTTGACTCGAAACCGATCCACATTCCAAGCATGACCAGGATCAGCGGAATGCCGACCGCAAGTAGCCTGAGCCAGAACATCAGCGCTGGCCGGCCGGAGTCGCGACCCATGGCGCATTACCGCTGCCGCCCATGTCGACGGCCTTGGCGTGCGCACGCTGGCGCTCCAGCGCCGTTTCCAGATTGCGCAGATGCACGCCGCGCGTTTCCGGCATGAAGCCGCCGTTGCTGAAACTGCCGGCCGTGCCGCCAAGCTCGTTGTGGAAATCCCAGTCGGCGCAACCGCGCAGCCCGAGCAGCACGTTTGCGTTGCTGATGAACTGTCCGAGCGCGGTCTTCTGATGATCGGTGAGCTTGAACGCGTGCAAGGTGTCGTCGATTGCCCACAGCTTCGGAATGCTGTTGGCCCACGCCATGTAATTCGTGTCGCCCGATTCCAGTGCAGCGGCGCGATCGGTTTCGATCTGCGCCAACTGTACGAGCCCATTCGCGTCCGGCGCCGTCAGAAATCCAGCAGGCAACGATTGAACCGAAGGCGTCGGCGGCTGCCAGCCAGACGGCGGAGCAGCAAGCGCGCCGGACGCATCAAGCGGCGCGAGGATCGCAAGCCATTGGTCAAGGACTTCGCTCATTTTGATCACACTCCTTAGACTGCTCACGGCCTTGGCCGCGATTGATGATGCCGAACGCTACCGGGCTACCGACGCATACCGCGAAGTAGCTCAGGAACATGAAATCCGAAAGTTTGTCGTGCAGCGTTTCGTACGTGACGATCCACGTGCCGATGAAGAATCCGCCGATGCCTGTCATCTTCGACCAGCTCGCCTTACCATCGGCGCCGAGCACCAGATCCACGAAGTCGACCTGATTCACCGACTTCTGCACGCGCCACAGGATGTAGAGCAGCATCAGCGTGCCAAAGAACAACACGAATGACAGTGGATCGAATCGACCGTATAGGCAATCGATGATCGTCACGACGCGAAATACTCACCGCCCGCGCGCTTGTACGATTCGATCAAGTCCGCCATGCGCTGTTCGTGCTGACCGTAGCCAGCTTCAGGAAGTGACGCCCAAACGTGCGCGCACTTCTGCACGACACGCTCGAAATATCCGGCCGCTGCATCGGCAATCGCATCGCACTCGTGGATCAGCTCGATGCAGCCGTAGTCCTGGCTCAGTGGCGAGAAGTCGGGCAAGTGCAGCTTTTGGCTCAGCGCAAACCAGGTGCCGTAAAGGAACTGATAGCGCCCAGCGGCAGTTGAGCTCACCGCGCGATTCAGAATGCGCGGATGGTGGCTGTAATCGCCGAACGTCAGCGGGTGAGATGGAGTCGCGCCGACCAAGCAGTTGTAGCCGTCATCCGTGATGGCGAGTAGCGTTGGCCCTATTTCGCTCCAGGCAAATGCGTCCAGAACCGCCGCTACGTTCGCGCCGGCCTCGTCTCGACTAATTCGCGGCACGTCATACGCCCCAGCCGGACGGATCGCTGTAATCGTCGCTCAGGCGCTTCTGGAATACCCAAATCAGCCCGCCGACAAACATTCCGATAGCGAATACGGAACAGAAAACATTGATGAACGTCACGGCGACTTGCCCCATCCGCACAACTTCGCTCCGCGCTCGTCGTGCTCGAGTATCTGTTTCGCTGTGGCTGTGGTGAGCCTATCCAGCGGCGAAACGATGATCGGCTCGGCCTCGGCGCAAAACTCCGGTTTTGGCGGTGGTGCCGAATCGGCAGTCGTCACCGGCTGCAGTGGCGCGCAGCCTGCCAGCACAAGCACAGCGAACAGGTTCATTTCCTTGACCATTGCTGTAGCTCCGGCGTGGTCTTGCGGCCGTTGATCGCGCTTTCGATGGCCGTGACGCGATTTTTCAATCCGTCGATCTGGCGGTTCGTCTCGGCCACGTCGCGTTGTGCGTCGGATGTGCGATACGTGGCGACGATCTGCGATTGCAGCGTCGTAATGCGCTCATCGATCTGGGCCAGATGGATATTTGCCGTCAGGACGGAGTTTCCTACCCAGAACATTGCCGCTAGTACGAATGCCAGCAGCAGGCTTTGGATGTGCCGTTCCAGCACCCGCGGAGCATCGGCACTGCGGCGATCGACTATATCGAAATCGGACACTTTTCGATCAGCCCTTGAACTTGGCGATCTCGGCGAGCAACTCCGCCTTCATCGCCGCTATGCTGATGTGCAACTTCCAGTGCGCATAGCAGAACGCAAGAACGCCCACGATTGCCAGAAAGGTAATCATGCCTGTATCTCCAGAATAAGGGCCCCGCCGCCGCTGTTGCGGAACGGCGGCAAACCATCCAACGTCCGAGGGGGAACGGAACATTCGAAGGCCGGGGCATTAAAGGTTGCGCAGCTGGCGAAAGTTCGAGCTTTGTCCTGGGTGGGGACCCGATGAAACTCTCTTGAGGCTCAGGCAAGCAGCGCGGCAATCACGCGGGGCTGCGGTCGTTCCGTCTAACCAACTGCGCAATTCAGAAACGAAAATGCCCGCGCGTGGCGGGCATTGAGAATTCTGCGGTGACAAAACCGCTTGGGCGCATTATTCGGAAAAACTGAGACATTGCAATGTCTTTTTTACGCTGGCTCAGGTTCGCGTGCTACTGCGATCGCGAAAGCCAGCGCAGCACGCGTTTCCGCGTCGTGGATCAGGCTGTAGGCCCAATCGTAAACGGCGCCGACGCCGCGAAGATATTCCTTCTCCGGGATGCCAAGCTCGATAGCTCGCGCCTTCTTCGATTGTGGGCGCTTGCCGGTGCCTTCACATGCGTCGCACTGGCGCTTGAGCTGATTGGTTACGCGCTCGCCGCGACCGTTGCATTCCCAGCACAGGCGCGGGGATCGTATTTCCTTGATAATGGCGTCGAACATCCGGCAGTAGGCCATCGAGTTCCATTTCCAGCATCGCCCATTCGCGCGACTGACTACGATCTCGCAGTTGCGCAGGATTTCTCTGTCCGCCGGTGTGATGCGACCCTTCGCCGCGGCGGCGCATTGGGCGATGTTCAACTCCAGGCGCGCGGCAACCGCTTCCCGTTCGCGCCTGGCGTATTCGATGACGATCCGGTTCATGGCATCGCGCGCAACGTCCTGGTGCGTTCGGATTGCGCCGTCTGGCCACCAGCAAGCGCAGAACACATCCCGCGCAAAATGGTCTTGGATCATCCCCAGCGCGCCGGCGATATCGATGTTCGTCAGTTCTGGAACCCCGCCGCGCCCCATTTCGTAGCGCACGGCCGGCACGTTCAGACGTGCAATCAGCTCACGGACATTCATTCGCTTCCCCTATCGTCGCGTTGTCGAGTTTGAATGTCGGCTCGCGCATGTCGCGCGTGCACGTCCAGAAGTTGCGGCCTATGGCGCCGCTGCAGATGGCCTTGCCGAACACGACCGTCCGATTCGCGCAATGTGCGCACGGATCGCGCAGCACAATCGATCGGATGCGACCGCATATGCGGCGCTCGACCGATCGTTCCGGAGTCGTGTACTCGCTCACGCGGCGGCCTGCAGTGCGTTTAGGTTCGTCTCCGCTGCAGTGACCGCGACGGCGAGCGCCGGCCAGACGTGCGACTTGATGCCGTATGTCGGACCTGGCGCTTTCTTCGTTCCGGCCGGCCCGAGCAGATCGATCAAGCGCTGGCGAATGTGCGGGTCTTTCGCGCGCGGCGAGCCGCAAAGATGCAGCTTCACGTCCTTGCGGTAGATCAGTCGGACGCTGCCGATGTAGTCCGGCGCTTCGATGGCCCATTGCTCGATGAATCGGCCAATCCAGACGCACGTTTCAAACACTTCCTTGCCCACCGGCATGCCATAGCTGGCGATCATCTCGATCGCGATCAGATCGCACAGCCTGCCGAATTCGCCGCCGCGCGATGCGACGGTCTCCAGCATTTCGCCGTTGGTGCTGATTCCGCTGGCGACTGGCTTGCCGTTTTCGAGGATGACCCACCCCGATTCGGTCGTGCCGGGATCGATCGCGAGAATTCTTATGCCCATGGCCTCGGTACGATTTTGGATGACGTGAGCGCGGTGCCGCGGTGTTGCTTCACCTTCGGCCGGCTCGCCTGTACTTGCATCAGCGCCCGGAATAGGCGCGGCAGCGTTTTTATGTGCCCGCGTTCCCATGCTTCGAACTTTTCCTCGCGCGTGAGGTTTTTGCCTTGATCGATTTCGTAATGGCAGAAGGGACAGGCGTGAGCGATAAAGCAATCGTCGGCCTTTACGCTCTTGCCCTTGCCGTGCTTCGCCTGATTGCTGTGCGCGCTTACGCATGGGCCATGCTGGCAGCCGTCAAGCTCGATGGTGCACGTCTCGCCAGCGGCGAGCGCAAGCAGGTCTGGAGAGCGGAAGCGGTCGGCGCTCATGCGTGGCCGTCCTCAATCGAGGCGATGATTTCAGCCAGTTCGCTTTCTGGCACGCCGTTGCAGACCTTGCGGATGTGTGCGCACACATCGAGCACAAGTTTCTGGAACTCGCTTTGTTCCATTTCGTCAAACGCGATCGAGCGGGCCTGCTGCGCCTTCACCTTGCCGAGAGGCCCTAGGTCGATCTCGATTTCCTCGCAGCAGGTTCCGCATTCGCGTTGCATGCGTTTCAATGCGCTATGCGTGTCCTCGGTTTCGTATCCCTCGACGTGATCGACAATAAGCGCGCCGAGCGCGTGCGCCATCTTGTGAAACTTCACGTTGCGGCGTTTCTTCAGTTCGCCGCGTAGCTCGCTGCCGACGTAGTATTTGCGGTCACGCATTGCCCTTTGGTCCCATTGCGTGAGCGGGACAAGCGCGCCGACTTCTTCACCAGTGCCGGGACGCACCAGCTTCTCGACGCGAAAATAAACAGGGCGACGCGGACGCTTGGCCTTCTTGGCGGCTGCGGCTGTCATAGCGCGTCGAGGTCTCCAGCCAGGCGCGAGGCCAAACAAGCCTTGCAATATCGGCAATGCGCGCCGTTGTGAAGAATCGCAACCGGTTTGCCGCATTCGCATCGCGCCGGAACCTGCTTGCGCCTCTGCGGCGCCTCTTGGCGCAGCTCTTCCTCGCGCTCTGTGGCTTGGTCGATCAAGTCGGACACGCGACCGTCCTTTGCGCCTTGCGCGCGTGGTACAGCGCACGCATGCGCTCGCGAGCGGCAAGGCGTTCGCAGTCTTTGCAGGAGTGGTGGCGACCATCAGTTGAACGGCGCGGCCGGCGGTCGTGGTAGAACGCCGCGTCTGATTTCCAGATGCCGCATGTCGAGCAGGATTTCATGCGGCTTGCTCCGCACCAAACATATCGGACTGATTCAGCGCAGCGCCAAGATTGAGAGCTGCCTGCCGGTAATAGCTGGCCTTCAATTCCACGCCGACAAATTTGCGGCCCATTTGTAACGAGACGTAACCCTCGGAGCCGATGCCGGCGAACGGACTCAGCACCACGTCGCCGGGATTCGTCCACAGGTCAACGCCGCGCCGAATTACTTCTAACTGCAACGGGCAGATATGGCGCTCGTCGTCATGCTCGCGTGCGCTACGGAATTGCAGCGTGTCGCTCGGGTCGATATCCATCCATACCGGAGAGGCGACCTGTTGCCACTTGTCTACCGGATACTGCGATGGATCGTGCGTCACGCGGTCGATCTGCTCGCCCGGCGTGCGTACCGTCACAAGGTAATCAGGGATGCCTTGACGTGACATTGCCGCATTGCCGCGCACGGTTTTGTGCAGCAGCCCTAGCGCCTTCGTGCGCTGCATGGCCGTTACCGGGTCTTTCCAGATGCATACTTCGCTGGCGTAGATGAAGCCCTTCGCCTGGAAGGAGCGAATCAGATCTCCGCGAAAATCTTTCAAGCCAATGTAGCCATCGCGCTCTTTGCTCGTCGGCATCAACATGCAGTGAAACGAGACATTGCGGCCCGGCTTCATCACGCGGCGCAATTCCTCGATCAGATGGCCGAAGTGCTCGAAAAACTCGCCATCGTTGCGGCAGTTGCCCATGTCGCGTGGAGAGTTTGAATATGTATACAATGACGCAAATGGCGGACTGAATATAGAATAGTCCATGCTGCGCTCAGGCAATCCGCGCAGGGCTTCAACGCAGTCGCCGTGGATGAGCGTCCAGCCTTCGCCGATCGATTGATCAAGGGAATTCATGCGGCCTCCGATTGAAGCCATGCCGGCGCAATGATTGGCTTGGCGGGAAGATATGGATTCGTATCGCGCACCATGCCGAGCACGGATTGCTGGACGGATGCGAGCGTTTCGGCCGATAGCGCGTCGGCCATGACTTTGGCGTCGGCTTCCTTGCGCTTGAGGTTGGCGGCTATCGCGCCTTCCAACTCGCTGGCGAACAGATGGACGTGAACTTCGCGTTGCTGCCCAAAGCGCCAGCATCGGCGCACGGCCTGGTAATAGGATTCCCACGAGTCAGTCACGCCGACGAACGCGACGCGGGCGCAGTGCTGCCAGTTCAATCCCCAACCGGCGATTTTGCTTTTTGTGACCAGCACGCAGATTTTGTCGTCAGCAAAATCGCGTAGCCGTTGCTCTTTGACTTCCGCATCATCGGAACCTGCCACTTGCACCGCTCCATCGATTGCCGCAGTCAGCGCGTCGCCCTCGTCGTTCAGATCGCACCAAACGATCCACGGCTGCTTATCGGCGTTGACCATCGCAGCACACGCTGCAACGCGATTGTTCATGCTGGCGCGGCGTGCGTCGCGGCGCTCGGACATGCTCGACGCCTCAAGCGCGAACAGCATGCCGTCAGACGCTTGCATTTCCGTTTCGACGTGATGCTCGGAAACCGTCAGGGGCGGCAGGATGTACGCACCGTCATCGAATCCGAGATCGGATGGCTTGCGCACCATTGCCGCCCACGAAGCCATCCATCGCCAGAACATCGCGCGGGCGTGACCCTTGAGTCGCCAGTCCTGCGTTTTGGCCGCGTCGTGAACGAAGTACTCGGCGAGCATTTCCGTCTGTGTGCAGATGCCGAGGAATTCGGCGTGCGTGCCCAGTTCGGTCCAGTCGTTTGGCGCTGGCGTCGCGGTCGCGCACAGTTTGAACGGCGTGTCGCGGAACGCCTCAAGCAACGCCTTAAGAGTCTTGGACGTGTGATGCTTGATGATGCTCGACTCGTCCAGAACTATCGCGCCAAACCGCGAGCAATCGAACTTGTGCAAGCGATCGTAGTTCGTGATGTTGATCCCTGATCGCACGTCGTCTGCCTCGCGGCAGTGAGTCACGCTCAGTCCCATCACATCGCCTTCGCGCACAGTCTGTGCGGCGACCGCCAGCGGGGCCAGAATCAAAACATCATGCCCGGCGTGACGATGAATCGCGTCAGACCACGCCAGCTCAATTCGGGTTTTCCCTAGACCTGTGTCCGCGAACACTGCAGCGCGACCGCGACGCAAAGCCCACTCGACCAGCACACGCTGATGGTCGAACAGCACGCCGTCGATGATCGTGAACGTTTCCAGTCCGGTCGGCGGAACGGATGACAACTTGCGCGCGATGAAGTCGTTGTAGCTCACGCGGCCAGCCTCCCCTGCTGCGGCTTGTTGCGCTCAGCCAGGTAGCGATTCCTGCACGATTGGACGCGGAAGTCGCGACTAGCATCGTGGCCGTATGTCACCGTCAGTGCGAAGTGCACGAAAACGAATTCCGCTGCGGCCTGTTCGCGCGGTGTGTCGACGTGGCGAGGGATCGGCGTTCTCAAGGCGCGAACTCCTCGATGATCGACTCGATTTCGTCCATCGCGCGCTCGCGATCCGCATCGTCCTTCGCTTTGAGAATCGCGTTCGCCCCTTCGCACGCGGCGAGCAGATAGAGTTCTCTCGCGAACCAGAAGGACGCTTCGCGCGGATGATCGCGTTCGAAGATTGCCCATGCTCCGCGGATCGTTGTAGCGCTGTCAGACATCTCGCCTCCCGATCGACTTGCCACCTTCCGATGCATAGATCACGCGCGCGTTGAATGGAGGAAGGCCGTCGTTGAAGTCGCGATTGAGCGAATCCATTGCGGCGGTCGCGAGCGGGAAGTCGCGGCGGTTGCGTTCGCGCGCACTCATGCGCTCAGCCTCTGTGCTTCGGCGTCGAGGAGCGTGAACTCCGTCATCGGTCGCGGCCGGTGATTCGGCGCGCTCAAGAATTGCGTACTCGCAGGATCGAACCATAGGCGGATGACTGGCTCCTCACCGGTTGCGCGCTGCTTGCTCACGAGCAGCATCGTGTCCGCTTGGTCGCGGTATTTTTCCGGAAGTTCTTCGAGCGGCTGGCCGGCTTGCTGAAGCTTCGCGTTCGCTTCGGCGAGCGCCTTGATCGCGCGCTCGCGCGGCTTGTTTCGCCATACCTCGATGACCGTGTCGGCCATGTCGGTTATGCCGCCCGAACCCTTGACGCCCATCTTGCCGGCTGGCCGATCCTCTCCTTCGCTCTTGCGCATGTGCGCGACGACCGCGATGTGCGTGTTCGTCTCGCGTGCGAAGTCGGTCAGATCCTCGACGAATTCCTTCTGGCCGGAATAGTCGTCGTCAGCGAAGCCGCACTTCGTCAGGTTGTCGATCAGGAACAGCTCGACCTGATAGCGCCGGCGCGCGTAGCGGAACACCTCGAGGATGCGCTTGCCCTTCGCGCGCCCAGCGATATCGAACGCGAACATGCAGGCCGCAAGTTGGCGGTTGATGTGCCGCGCGAATGCCTCGGTCGGCTTCGCGACTCCGGCGATCTGCCGATTCATCCGCATCAGCCACATCGCCGTGCGGAACTCCATGCTGGCCACGCAACAACGCGTGCCCTGCACTGCCAGTGCGCCGATGATGTGCGACACCACTGCCGACTTGCCGTGCCCGCTAACGCCCGCCCAGATCGACGTCTCGCCTGGGCGCAGCCGGATCGTGTTGTGCGTCTTCGGCCACGGCAGCAGCAGGCCGACGTCGACGCGGCTGTATTCGGCAATCACTTCGTCTTCGAAATCACCGACGCTGCGCAGCTCGGCCGGGTCCAGCGTGCGCGCGCAGCGCATAGATTCGATGATCTCGGCGCGCGTAATGCCTTCCATGAGGCACGCGTTCGCGTCCTTGCGCGGCAGGTTCATCACCTTGCACCGCTCGCGGCCTAGGCGCTCGACGAGTTCCGCGATCGCCCTGCGCCCTGCAGGGTCGCCGTCCATCGACAGGTAAATCGTGTCAAAGCGCTCCAGCCGTTCGTATTCGCGCTCAATCCAGCCGTGCGCGCCGGCGCCGGTCGGCACGCTCAGGCTCGGGAAGCCGTATGCGTGCATCGCAATTGCGTCGAGTTCGCCCTCGGTGATGCACACCGCGCGCGCGCTCGGCGTCAGCGCCTGCCAGCCGAAGAGGATCGGTTCGCAGTCCGCGTCCGCGCTGAACTGCTTGGGCAACTTGCGGTACTTCGCGAATACCAACTCATCGCCGACGAGGTACGGGAACATCAGGCGATCGCCGCGGCTCGCGAGCTTGTACGCGCCGATCGACTCGACCGGAATCTTGCGCACATCGACCAGCCAGCGCATGTGCTCGACGGAAAGCTGGTGCACGCCCCCGCGCGTCGGCTTCTTCCACGTCCGCTTTTCGCGGCTCTGCGGGCGCTCTTCGGCGATGCCGAGGAACGCCAGCGCTTCACGGCACGCGTCGACCAGCGGCAAATTGCGCACCGCCATCCACAACCCGATGAAGTCGCCCTTCTCGCTCGTGCTGAAATCGGACCAGACGCCGGCCTTGTCGCCGGTCAGGTGCACGCCTAGGGAATCGCCAGCCTCGCCGGTCAGGCTACCGCAGCGCCATTCGTGCCCGACGCGCTTGCCATGCGGCAGCAGCTCGCGAACGACGGCTTCCGCCTGGGCGCCGAGCAGCCGCGAGATGTCTGAGGCTCTCACTTGCCCACCAAATTCAGGTAGGCCATGTCGGTCGCGCCAGGCGCATCGGCGCCGCTACTGCGTTGCCCGCGCGCGCCGTTCGCCGGCGGGAGTCCGTCGTTCCATCGGTCCTGATTGATGTAGGTTTCGGGGTTAGGCACGAAGCCTTCGCGCCAGCGCCTGTCGTTTTCGAGCCGGCGCCGGACGTCCCAAATGATCTGGCTTGCTACATGGTCAAGCTTGCGAGACTTCCACTTTCCAGCGCACACCTTTTTCCCGGTCTTGTTTGGGTACAGCTGCCAGAACTCTTCGAACCGAGATGGCAAAACTTGCGCTTGTTCGGTGAATATCTCTTGCTCTTTTACTTCTGCTTCTGCTTCTGCTTCCGTAACGGTTCGGCGTAACGCGTCACTATCGTTACGCTCGTTCGCCGTAACACCACAACCGTTCGCCGTAACGTTCGCCGCAGCCTTCTTGCGCTCGCGGAGGAGTTTCATGCGTGTCGCAGCATTGCTGTCGTGATCGCGAAAGCGCATGTAATTCAGCACGATATAGCCGCCATTGACGCGCACTAGCCTGCGCCCTTCGAAGTCTGCGGTGCGGCTCCCAAGATCAGGCGAGCCGAGGGCCTCAAGAGCGTCCAGGCCTTGCTCAATCTCAAGCAACGCCCTGCGTACTATTCCAACTCCGGCGGCGTCGATGAATCCGTACCATCCAGGCGGAACGACAAAGCCAGTCGGCTCCAAATTGCGGACGTTGATCGCCGGCATCGGCTCAGTGATTTCCTGTGGCATGGCCATCAGCAACGCGGTGATGAACATCTCGCGTTGCGCTCGCTCGACCCACAAGGTTGATTCGAGAATGCGCGTGTCTAGCTTCACAAACGCCATTACAGACTCCGAAGCTTCATAGCCGAGAACAGCAGCGCCACGATCGGCGCCGGCAGAAATCCTCGGCAATACATTCCAATCGCGAGCAGCTTCACGAGCCTGCGCGCGCCAACGAATTTCATGCGGTTGTGCCTTCCAGAACCCGACGTAGCGCAGCGACTTCCTCGCGCAGTTCACGGTTTGATTTTTCGAGTTCGTTCTCGCGGAAGCGCAGGCTCGATACGTCATAGCCGCGGTCGTGTACGAGCCACTGCAGCGGCGCTTCGTTGCCGCATAAATCCATCAGCGCGTGCAGCTTATTGACCGGGAAGTGAGCCTCGCCGCGCAGGATGCGTGACCAGTGGCCGGCATCAATGCCGAGTTCGGCATAGACCTCTTTTCCAGCTTCGAAACCTGCTGCACTGATGCACAGCTTGATTGCCGCGAGCATGGACGGCTGCGCAGTGATGAGACGAAGGTCGATGCGCTGATCGGTGCGGACCAAGCGCAATGGGCGCTGTGGATCGTCCAACACGGTCTGAGTTCGCGACTTCACTTGACGGTCCTCCCCAGAGCAAACTTTTTACACAATGCGCACAAAGCAAAAAACTGGATTAAGCTGCTTTCTTCTCGATTCCCGCGCGAAGGCTGCCATCCGCGTTGAACGCATCCGGGCGTAGCACATGGCGAATCTTCAGCGCATGCACATCGGGGATGGGTTGGTCGTCGGGCCACATGTAAATCGCCTGCCGCGTCTTAAGGCCAAGGGCAAGGCGAAGCGCGTCGACGCTTCCGAAAATCGCGATTGCTTCATGTTTGAGCATTTGCGGAATGTAAACGCGTTGACTATTGATGTCAACACGTTTACCGCGCCCGCATGTAATCTCAGTTACATGGCGCTCGGGGAACGCATCAAGAAATGGCGTAAGGAAGCCGGATTTGGCACTCAGCAAGAGCTGGCCAACGCGGTCGGCTGCACGCGCGGCACGGTGGCGATGTGGGAAACCGACAAGGTTGATCGCGTGGGCGGCGAATATATCGGGCTTCTGTCGATCGCCCTCGGCAAGTCGCCGCAGATGATCCAGACCGGCCGCGAGGCGAAGCTAACCCGCGAAGGATCGACTGCACCGGCAAGCCCGCAACTTGAGGAATCGCGCGAGGGTAATGCGATTCAATCTCTGCGCGCGTTCCTCGGTGCGATGATGACCGTTATGGCTTCGAGAAGACCAGACGAAGGTGAGGCCTTGCTCGCGCTTGTCCAGGCTGCGCCAGAGGCAGATGTATTTGTGAACCATGGGCTTGGTCCAGACCTCGTAAAGGCGATCCGGCAGGGCATCGCTTTGGCAAAGGCGCAGCCACCTTCTCGGCGGCGCGCAGAGCCTTGATCCCGGTCATGTATTCATTGAAGATGGCCTGCAGTTCTTCGTTCATCGCGTTTCGCTCCTCTGTTCCGCGCAATTTGAACTGATTGTCGTCTCACCGATTTAGACTTCCCCAAAATCAGGAGGTTGCTGTGCAAATCAAAGCCATTGCCTTAGCCATCGCCGCGATCCTGTTGCCCGCGCTGGCGAATGCAGTCACTTATTCGCACGTCGAATCCGTGCGCGTCGGATCGAAGACCGTCGTGCCTGGCGATTCAGTGGACAAGATCGCTGACCAGGGTGAGCCGGATAGAAAGATCGACCTGATCAACGATTTCGGCGTCAAGAAAGGCGAGGAGTGGATCTTCATTCGTAGTGGCGGCCACAGCGCTACTGTGTTGCGCGTGAACAATTCCGGCACGGTCTTCATGGTGTTGGACATGCTCGGGCTTTAGCCCATGCGCAGCTGGAAAACAGCTCTTTCGCTCGCGATGATTTGCGCCCTCGCCGGCTGCGGACGTTCGACCGATCAGCAGTCGGCCGACGACGAGCAATGGAAGGCATCTATCGCGAAGGCTGAGCAAGAGCGCGTCGCGCGCGAAAGCCAGATGGCCGCAGAGGCCGAGCATCGGCGCGAGGCCGAGGCTGCAGCGCAAGCGAAAATTGAGGATCAGGACCGATCCATCAAGCAAGACCAGCTCACGCAGACGATCAAAAACGCCATGTACGATCCCGAATCGGCTCGCTTCCGCAATGTGCGCTTGAACCTCGTGGGCGACGCTCTGTGCGGCGAGATCAACGCGAAGAACAAGATGGGCGGATACGTCGGATTCAAGCGCTTCGTCGTCTTCCATGACGCCCCGCTCGTGGAAGCCGACGACACGCGCGCGCTATTCGACGCCGCATACAAAGCCGCAAACTGTCCGTAAAACCCAAGGCCGCGTAATGCCACTGCGGGACGTTTTTGCTCACGAATGTAAATTGCTTGACATTCTAAAGTAAGCGCGTTTACTATTGTCCTCAGTCCACTCCTACCGGATACCGAGGGCACCATGCATACCAGCAAGCCGCTTTCCCGCCACGTTCTTTCCGCGCCGCGCCTGGGCATCAGCGCGATTCACCTTGCCGTTCTACTGCTGCAGCTCGGTTTCGGCCTAGCGGTCGTTGCCGGCGGAGCGTGGGCGCTGTGGGTTGTGGTTGCCGCGCCGCTGATTGCTGCGGTGATGCCGTCGTGAGCGCGCCTCGCCGGGAAAACATGCTGCTCGAAGTCGGCGGGCTGATCGTCGCCGCTGGTCTGGCCTTCGGCGCCTTCATCGCGTTGTGCTCGCTGGCCACTGTGGTCAAGGGCGTGTTGCTGCCGTGAGCGCGCAGACGGCAGAACGTTGGCAGGCCGAGGATTTCGATTACCTCGCCAAGGCCAGCGTTACCAGTTGGCGCAGAACAAGCGCCGCGTGGTCGAGATAGCCGACCGAATCATCCGCAACGCCACGCCGCGCAGCTCGGAAGAAATCGCGCGGATGTGGCCACACTTGAAGGAGACCATCAATGCTGCTGCATAGCTGGACAAACACGAAAGGCGCACTGCGCGTTGAGCTGCTGGAAGGCGACAACGTCGGACAGAGTTTCCGTCTATCCGACTCCGGCGAGATATCGGCTTTGATGACGCGCGCCGAGGCCGAAAGCCTGCGCGATCAACTGAACGCACTTATCCCATCGCAGCGAATGAAGGAGGCCGCATAAATGAGCGCCCTATCCGTTTCCGAATTGCCGGTTTCCGAGCAACCGTCGAACGTCACCCCGCTGCGCCCGAGCAATCGCAAGATCGTTTCGGATGCGCTGATCGACTACTGCGATATGAAGCACATCGTCGGCCTGCAGCAGGGCGCTGTCGTTGAATTCGGGCTGACGATCCTTGCGAATGGCGCGAGCAACGCGAAGGCGATCGCTGAAGGCAAGATCACGGCTGATCGCATCCACGACAACATCCGTCAGATTCGCGCGCTGTCCGCTGCTACGCGTGGCGACGACGGCCCAAAGGCAGCCTAAGTCATGGGCATCCTCGCCTTCCTGCTCGAATCGCCGCATGAGGCTATGCCGCGTTCGTTCCGCGATCGGATGCGCAGCGTGCGCGGCTCCGTGATTCCGGCAGCGTCAGACGGCGATCCTGACTCCGACGCCGAGATCGGCAAGCGCTATGCGCGGCTCGGGGCCCGGCGTGTGCTTACCGAAGGGATGACCGGAGGAGGCAAGTTCGATCGCCTGCAGCGGCTTGCGGGATGGCGTGCACGGTTCACCGTCCTGACCGGCGATGCGCACGATCGCATCCTCGAATCCGGTGTCGGTGTCCGCGACCACATGCTTGCCGAGATTCGCGATCGCGCTGAACGCAAGGCGCGCGCCGCTGAACTTGAGCGTGCACGGCTGGATCGGGCTTTCTTCGGCCTTGACGTTGTCGAGGTCATCCATAAACGACCGCGTCTGACTATGGCGCGCTGAATTCAACTGCGGCGCGAAATGCGTCGCCTAAAACCAACCCATCAGGAGTGAGCAATGGCAACTAAGAAAGCAAGCCGTCCCGTAATCGTCTGCACTGAGCATCGCGGCGTGTTCTACGGTCATGCGAGTGACACGAAGGGAACCGTGATCGACCTCACTGGGGCGCGCATGGCGATTCAGTTTGGCACCACACGCGGCGTGATGGAGCTGGTTGAAACTGGCCCGACCTCGCGCAGCAAAGTTTCCGCCCGCGCGGATATCGAAGTGCGCAAGATCACCGCAGTTTTCGAAGTGACGCCAGTCGCCGAAAAGGCATGGGAAGCCGCGCCGTGAATCCCATCGCGTACCGCGAACGAGTGACCGTCATCGACGTACTCGAAACCGGCGCGTGCTTTGAAGGCGTGAAGGCTTGGATTGAGCGAGTCGGCGTCATCGTTGTGAAGGCTGCTGATTACCTGCGCGAGCAATGGATACAGTACGCAGCAGTGATCTACGGCGACGGCTACGGCGACGGCTACGGCTACGGCGACGGCTACGGCTGCGGCTACGGCGACGGTTACGGCTACGGCGACGGCTACGGCTAAATAATTTCCGCACGCGCCGGCACACAGGGCAAACGGAGTTGGTTGCCGGCGCGGTTTCTTTCTTCCGAGGACTTTATGACAACCGAAATCAAGGAATACACCAAAACCGAAGCCGCACTTGCGACTCTGCGCGACAAGTACGCGACCGCCGTTTTCGACGTGACGACGACGAAAGGAATGGCGATTGCAAAAGAAGCACGCGCCGAACTTCGCGACTATCGCGTCTCGCTGGAAAAGATGCGGATTGAGATCAAGGCGCCAGCGCTTGAGCGTTGCCGGCTGATCGACACGGAAGCCAAGCGCATAACGGCCGAACTGTCGAAACTCGAAGAACCGATCGACGCGATTATCAAAACTGAGGAAGGTCGCAAAGAAGCCGAGCGCGCAGCAAAGGTGAAGCCCGAGCAGGAACGCATCGCTGCCATTGAGCGCGAGCGGCTTGCTGCGGAGAAGGCCGAGGCTGATCGCATTCAGCGTGAGAAGGAAGCGGCCATGGCTGCGGAGCGTGCCGAACTCGACCGGCAGCGCAAAGAACTGGAGGCCGATCGTGCCGCACAGCAACGTATCGTCGCCGAGCTCGCCGAGCGCGAACGCGTTGAACGAGAGCAGCGCGAAGCCGCAGAGGCCGCGCAGCGCGAGATATTGCGCAAGGAGCGCGCCGAGCACGAAGAGAAGCTTGCGGCTGAGCGCAAGCGCATCGCCGACGAACGCGAAGCACTGGAACGCGCACAGGCCGAACAGCGCCGCATCGCGCAGGAAGAAGCTGACCGCAAGGCGAAGGCAGAACGCGAACGCCTGGACGCCGAAGCCAAGGCCGCGCGTGAGGCCCAGGCGCAGCGCGAGGCATATGCGCGTGCACAGGCTGAGCGTGAGCGTGAGGAAGCAGCAGCGAAGCGCTTGGCAACCCTCAAGGCCCGTGCACCGGCTTTGCGCGCGGCAGCAATCGATGCGCATGCGCTGCTGAGCGCCAACGGTCTCGCCGACCACGACGTAACGATCACCTTGGGCTTTGCTATCGAAAACGATGCGAAGTCCGCCAAACCGAGGAAAGCCGCATGAACGCTATGGTCAAACCGCAGGCGGGCGAACTCGCCCCAATCAATCAGCCGCAGTCGGAAGACTCCCGCGTCCTGATGATGATCGTGCAGAAAATGTCCGAAGACCCGGACTTCGACATCGACAAAGTTAAGCAGATGATCGAGATCAAGGAGCGTCTCGACGCGACTGCTGCGCGCAAAGCGTTCGCGGCCGATATGGCGGAGTTCAAGAAAGTCGCGCCGACGATCACGAAGGATCGTCGCGTGTTCTTCAAGGGCAAGGATGGCAAGCCGGACACCGACTACAACCATGCCTCCTTGGGCAATGTTGTCGAGACCGCGATCGCGTTGCTCGCCGAGTACGGCTTTTCGCACAACTGGACCACGAAGAGAAACGGCGATCGAATAGAGGTCACATGCTGGCTCAAGCATCGGCTTGGCCATGTCGAATCCGAAATGCAGGATGGCCCGCTCGACACGACTGGCAACAAAAACAATCTGCAGGCAGCGGCGTCCACGCGCACATTCTTGGAACGCTATTCGTTCCTAGCGGTTGCCGGCTTGGCCACGAAGGAGCAGCTCGACGACGACGGGCGCACCGGCGGCGGCGCTCCGGAGAAGTCCGAAGCTGAACTTGAGGCCGAACGCGCGGCAGCAGCCAAGCAGCAGGAATGGCTCGACGCGATCGAGGCATGCACGAGCGATGTCGAGTTGTCCAAGCGCAAGAAGGAACTCGTCGCGGCGTGCGGTGGAAGTGACAAGGTGCCGCAGAATCTCGTCGCCGCTTGCGTGGCGAAGAAAGCCAGCCTGGCGAAGGCTGCGCAATGACGCCGGAAGTCGCCAACGCGAGGCGCGGCAAACTGACGGCCTCGGTCGCGCCGATCATCATGGGCGGCGATTCGACCGAGGGCCTGAAGAAGCTGATTCGCAAGCTGGCCGGCGAGCGCATCTATGGCGACTTGGGCGAGGAATCGTTCCAGTCGGCCAAGATGAAAGACGGCAACGAATGCGAACCGGAAGCGCTGGATTGGGCCGAGTTCACGTTCGATTGCATGCTGCGCCGCGGCGTCTGCATTCAGCACCCGACCATGGACTATGTTGCCGGCACGCCTGACGCGTTGGGCGATAGCTTCGTGGTCGAGTGCAAGAGTCCTCTGTTTCACGTCTGGGCCGATACGCGCGAGCGCGGCGAGATCCCGAGCGAGTACCGCTGGCAGTGTCGTTGGCAGCTCTGGATTGCTAAGGAGCTATACGGCTGGACCGAGGGCAGGTTCGTCAGCTACCACCGACGGCCGCGTGGGTTCGTCATTCCCTTCACTGTGACCAATCAAGAAATAGAGCAGATGAAACAGCGCGCGATGTACGTAAACGTTCGCATCCAGGAATGCATGGAAGTCCTCAGCGAGCGGAGGGCCGCGTAATGGGCGACATGCGCGAACACTTCGATGCACTGCGCGAGCATCGCAAGGAACAGCGGCGTGCGCTCGGCGTACCGTGCCCGCACTGCTACAAAGCGCGCCCGAAGGCGCAGCCGTCGATTCTCATGCCCGGCCAGCGGTGCAAGGTCGATGGCTACGTTGACCAGCGTGTGCCTATTGGGAGCGCTCGCGCATGAGCCACGCTCCCGGCGCCACGCTGAAAGCCCTCGTCAAGCTCGGCCGCTCGCCTGGCGATTGCTGGCAATGGATCGGGAAGATTGACCCGCTCGGTTGCGCGATCAAGCAGTTCGACGGCAAGCCCATCCCGGCACGTCGTTGGATGTGGTCGCAGCTGTTCGGTCCACTGCCGACCGGCCTTGTTGTCACGACCTCTTGCGGCAGCAAGCAGTGCGTGAACCCGCATCACCTTCTGTTGTGCACGCAGGCGGACGCTTGCCGCGCGACGGTCAGCACAACGCTCGTCGCGAGCGACATCGCTGAGATTCGCAGAGCGAAAACCGGCGGCGGCAATCAGATGGCAAAGATTCTCGCCGAGCGCTACGGCGTATCGGCCGCAACGATTCGCGACATCTGGCGCCGCAAGTCATGGGCGCCTGCAAAACCGTTCTACGGTCCTGCAACACCGAAGCACAGCCGACAATTTCCGAAGCCATCAACCGAGGGAGAAACCCGTGTTTGAATTCAAAAAGCAAGCGATGGTCGAGCACGTCAGCCAAACCAAAGGCAGCAATGACGATTCGCCGGTGCTCGTGCATATCAAGATTTCCGTCGAGGATTTGCCGGCGAAGGCCGCGGCGTTTGCGTTGCGTGCTGAGAGCGAGGCCGAAGTCATCGCGGCGTTCTTCAGCAACGATGCCGATCAAAACAAGCGCTTCCTCGGGCTGAACGAAATCCCGATCGACGAAGCATGGGAAGGCCGCCATCAGATCAAGGTGTCGAGCCTCGCGAAACTGCGCGTGACGAAGCTGTTCAACATCAAGCTCACGCCACGCGCGAAGGGCCTGTTCGATGCGGTGTTCACGGCCACGGTCGAAGACCCGCCGGAAAACTACATCGACGCGGTTTCCAAGCGCATGCACTCGCTGACATCGGTGCTGCTGGAGCAGGAACCGGAACTCGACCTCAAGCAGCCGCCCAAGCCAGGCGAAGAAGACCGCAAGCCGGGCAAGGTGAAGAAGTCCGAACCGCAGCAACAGACGTTGCAGTAGCGCACCCGTGAAAGCGCTATCCATTCAGCAGCCATGGGCTCACGCCATCTTGCATTTTGGCAAGGACGTCGAGAATCGTTCGTGGGATACGAAGTTCCGCGGCGAGTTCCTGATTCATGCCGGCAAGAAATTCGACTTGGAAGGTTGGACATGGATCAAGCTGAACTGGATAGCGCTTGGATTGCCAGAGAACGACTTCGCGTCCTATGGCATGCGACCACAGGACTTTCAGATGGGCGGCATTGTCGGCAAAGCAACGCTCGATGAAGTGATCGTCGACGTCGGGCTTAACCGCGAGCACGGACGCTTGCTCATGCCGTGGTTCTTCGGGCCGAAAGGTTTTGTGTTGTCGAATGCGCAGCCAGTGCCGTTTCAACCGATGAGTGGCAAGCTCGGTTTCTTCGAAGTCGCACTAGATACGCACCCCCTCGCGTGTTCGGCGTAACGGCAACAAGGGCTAA